GTTTCGGCAGCACTGGTTAGGAAAACCTGTGAAACTTTTTTTAGAGGTTCCGAATTCTTTTAATAAAAACATATAGTTATCTAACTCTGTTTTTTTATAGTAAAAACCTTAGTGACTGTCAGGATTAGAGAAAATGCCAAAAATCGCAAAAGCAAAGAAAGTGTTTCCAATTAAAACGGCAGCTCTTGCAAAAATATTTGATGTAAGCGCAAGGACAATAAGGAACTGGGTTAATGCAGGGATGCCTCAATCTAGTTTTGGAATTTTTGATCTCGCTTCAATCTTATCTTGGTATATAGCGAAAACAAAGGACACGAAAGATTTAGCGCCTTCTGCAGATATGGTCGAAAGTCAGAAAATTTACTGGGAGGCGAAAGCCATCAGAGAGACGCTAAAGGCTCAGAAGGAAAAATTTAAGGTCGTCACTTTCCTTGATATTGAAACGGACTGCTATAACGCAGGGAAGCAGGTAAAGGAAGGCTTGAAATCTCTAATAGAACAAACGGCACCAGAGCTAGCAGCCGAAGATGACTTGTTTGAGATAAAGAAAATCTTAAAAGAGAAAGTAACTCAGATACTTGAAGAATTGTATAGTGATTTTAACAACTTGCAAGAAAAGCATAAAGAGGGTAAATAATCATGAGATGCCTAAGTACCATTGGTGCTGGCCTTCGACCTGAACGAAACATAATGATGCCTGAATGGGCTGATACTTACAGGCGATTGCCTGCGGCAGCTACTAAAGAATATGGCAAGTATAGAACTGACAGGACGCCATATAACCGTGAGATTATGGAACAGCTCTCACCGCAATCGCCGACCACTAAGGTTGTTTTTATGAAGCCCACTCAGTCAGGAGGGTCGGAGCTTGGTAATAACCTATTGTTTTATACGGCGCATTTATTTCCTGCACCGTGCGCTTTTGTTATGCCGACGCAGGCAATGGCAGAAAAACATTCAAAAAAGAAAATAGCCACCTCTTTAAAATGCGTCCCGTGCTTGAAAGATAAGATTCGTGATGCTACCTCTAAAAATTCGGGGAATACTATCTTGCTGAAAGAGTTCCCTGGAGGTTCTTGGCTTTTTACTGGATCCTCATCACCGACGCAGGCAAGGTCAGACTCGATAAAAATTCTTGTCCTTGACGATTATGACGGCTTTGAGCAAGCTGCTGGTGACGAAGGCGCACCCGGTGAACTTTTTATCAGAAGAACTGACACTTACGGCGATTCAAAGAAAATATTTATAAATTCTACACCTACCGTCAAAAACACATCGGCAATAGAGCGAGAATACAACAATTCAAGTATGGCACAATTTTTCATGTCGTGCCCTAAGTGCAAAAAAGATATGCTGTTTAGTTGGGAATATCTAAAGTTTGACAGCCGGGAACTTACACGGTCTGGGATATACATGGAATGCCCTCATTGTCAGTTCAAAATAAAAGAACATCAAAAAACAAAAATGATGCACAAGGGGCATTGGATACACAGGCAGCCAGAGCACGAAACAAAGGGGTATCTAATCTCTGGGTTATATTCGCCCGTCGGTTGGGTATCTTGGTATCAAATCATTAAAGAATTCCTTGACGCTAAGGGAAATATTGAAACATTAAAAGTCTGGACTAATACCCGTATGGCCGAAACATTTGAACAAATGGGAGATCAGCCTGAATGGTCAAAGATTAAGGCGAGATGCGAACCGTACTTGCCAATGACAATACCTAATAACGTTATTGTATTAACGGCAGGTGTTGACACACACGACAACAGGCTTGATGTCGTTGTTAGAGGATGGGGAAAGAATGAAGAGAGCTGGTTAGTATATTGGGGCCAGCTCTACGGCGATCCTGCAAGGCCAGAAGTATGGGCCGAGCTTGACCAGCTCATAAATTACAACTATGAAAAAAAGAACGGAACTATTTTTAAGCTGAGATGGGTATCTATCGACGCTATGGGTCACCGGACAATGGATGTTTATAGGTATTGCAGAAAGTGGTATCCTATAGTGATACCTATCCACGGTTCAAAGACTCCCGGGAAACAGATATTGTCAGCACCAACAAAAAAAGATGTTGACTTTGTAGGAAATAAAATTAAGAATGGTGTTGAGCTCTGGCCTGTTGGCACTGAAATGGCTAAGATGACCATTTACCAACGGTTGCAGCTTGACAAGATTGATAGAGGGTATTATCATAACTATGTTGGCCTAAATGATGAGTATTTTCAACAGTTGACGGCTGAAAAGTTAATAACTAAGTATATCAATGGCTACCCTCTGCAAAAATGGGAAAATGTAAGGCCGGGAGGCGCTAACCATGCCCTTGACGCTGAAGTCTATTGTTACCATGCAGCTCTCAGGGCAGGGATCGACAGGTTGTCACCTCAGGGGCTTCCCGCTACTGTAGAAAAAAGGGGAATTAGAATCGTAAGTAAGGGAATTAAGATTTAAACTGTACGATTGCACACATTAAAAAACTGTACGAAAATGAGGCAATATAATGATAACAATATCAAGTATTTATAAGGTTATGTTAAAAGTGTACGAAAGCTGCACAGGGAGAAGCTTGGGCGAGAATTTTATCATTAATGATAAAGATTTATTATATCTAATATTTTTAAATGGTTATGCAATATTTCACTTTTATTTCTTTCTGGCACGTGATATGCAATAGTAATATATAACTGTTAATTGTACATAGTTGTAAGAGTATAACTTAAATAGAGGGAGGTAAGAAGTGAAAATAAAATATCAAACTCGGCATAATATATTGTCCGGAGTGCCACTTTTGCGAATAAAAAAAGTAAGATTTTTCAGAGAAACTGAGCACTTTGTATATTTACACGATGACCCGCACCGTAGGTTCCTAAAAATAGGTACAGATATGATATATCACGAAACTCTGCAAGATGCTGCTGATCACATTTATAAAGTTGCCCGTGAAAAAATAGAAGAGGGTGTGGGGGAAGTTAAAAGCAAAATACGGCAGTTGTCAGATAGGCGCAAGTTTTGTGATGAGGCTTTGCGGTTAAAGATAGCCATAGATAAAAAAGTAACTGTTAACGAGGTGTGCTAAAATGAAAAAAGCGAACAAAGAACTCGTGCGGCAAATAAATGAATTAATAATAAAAATAGAAAGGGACGAAACTATGGAATTAACTCAATGTTTAATAGATAATGTCGAAAACTTGAATCAAATGTGCGATCTTGAAGAAGAAGAAGCGGAAACCAGCAGATTTGCGGATTGGGTAGAACAGGATATGGCAAGTAATTATCTTGACGAACTGTTTTTTGAAGACAAACGTTAATGAGCATAAGGGAGAAAAAATGAAATCAAATAAAAAAATACATCCGTTCACAGTTTTAGATAGGGGTGTTTTTTGGGTTGTGATAGATAAGAGGGACGGCGATGTTATGGCCGTTAGAATGTCTCAATCCGGGGCCTTTGAGAGCATGGTTGAGCTTATTAAGGCACGGAAGTGTTCTACAGGGGTGGCAGAAGACCTTGACAAGGATGTGTTTGAAATTACTGAAATACCGTCAGGCCGAATAATAGATGCGTCAATAATGAAATTGTTTGGGTTTTTCGCAAGAGCGCTAATGGCAGGTGGCATGATATATCTAATAGGTTATTTTACACTAAAAGCTTTTTTTACTTTTGTCCCGGCTTGATTTATGGGTTGACATCTTGGATTAGGTATGCTATTATATCTAAAAATGGCGAGTGCGTGCTAACTGGAAGGAGAGCAGAATGGCAGGTTTAACAATAGCGATTGCGGAGAGCAAGTTAGAATCATGGCTTGCCGCTGATGAAAAAGTTGCGACCGGGCAAGAGTATCGCATTGGTACAAGATGGCTCACGAGAGCCGATGCTAAAGAAATCCGAGCAAATATTCAGTATTGGCAAAACTGGATAATTTCGCTTGGCAATTGTGGAATCAAGGCAATAGGGGTAACTCCTATATGATAAACCCATTCGGCAATTTTATTGACAACATTGTAGCAGCTATCAATCCGGTAGCTGCCAAGAAAAGGATGCAGGCCAGGATGTCAATGGATCTTGTCAATAAATTCACTGGTGCATCTAAGACCGACCGAGCATTAAAGGAGTGGAAAACCGTACAGGCTGACGCTAATGCTGACTTATTTCCGGATTTAGAAACATTAAGGGAGCGTTCGCAGGATTTAGTTAATAACAATCCGATTGCCAGCGCCATCATAGATACGGAGGTTACTGCGGTATTAGGGTCTGGCCTTATGTTACAATCAAGGATAGACAGGGACGTTTTGCCTTTGTCTGACGAGGAAGCTGACAGAGTAGAACGTTTAATTGAAAGAGAGTGGAAATTATTTTGGGGAAGTAAGGATTGCAGTCTTGACCGAAAATTAACCGGTGATGAGTTAATGCGTGTCGCATACAATCAAGAAATGGTTAAGGGCGATTGTTTTATTCTTGCGACACGTCGTAAGAAATCACGCAACGCTTACGACACATGCTTGCAATTAGTTGAGGCCGATAGAATTTCAAACCCAGAATGGCAGGCAGATACGTCTACCATGGCAGGCGGAGTTCAATCTAATTCTGACGGTGTTCCTATTTTCTACCACATCCTTGAATCACATCCGGGAAGCACGGTTTCAGACAAAAAATATAAATGGAAGGCTTACCCGGCCTACGGCAAGGAATTGGGACTCAGTAACGTTCTGCACTGCATGACAACGAAAAGGCCTAACCAGTCTCGTGGTATCCCTCGCCTGGCTCCTGTAATTGAAGAATTAAAGCAGCTCTGTAGGGCTACGAAAAACGAGTTAATGGCAACGACTATCAGCTCCCTTTTTACGGTATTTCTTGAGACTGAACAGAGTGGGCGAGATAATGGTATTAATGCAGACGCTCTTATCGGAGAGACCGGAGGTCAGTCCACAGAGGAAGATTTAAAGCTTGGGAATGGGTTAATAATGGAACTTCCGCCAGGGGTAAAAGTCCACGACTCTAACCCTGGGCGGCCAAATGTAAATTTCGACCCCTTCCATCAAGCCATTGTTCGGCAGGTCGGCGCAGGCGTTGGTATCCCAGCAGAAATAATCATGAAAACTTTCAATAAGTCTCATTCTGCTTCTAAAGCTGCGATGCTCGAAGCTTGGCGGCATTTTTCCGTCCGGCGCAACATCGTAGCAGACAGAACGAGGATAATATTCGAAATATTTTTTTACGAGGCTGTATCTAAGGGGCGGATCGCTGCTCCCGGGTTTTTTACAGACCAGAGCATCAGGGCAGCATACTTGTCTGCTGATTTTATTGGCCCACCAAAAGGGCAGATTAACGGAATGGAGGAAGTAAGGGCGGCAAGAGAGAGGATATCCGAAGGAATTTCCAACAGGGCCATTGAATCTGCTGAGCTTGGTAGAGACTGGGACAAAATGCACGCCCAGTCAGTTAAAGAGCAAAAAGCAAGAGTAGCGGGCGGGCTTGCGGTGGAAATAATAACAGAAGAGGTGGTAAATGAAGTGGTATGATATTAAAAACAAGGCAGCAAAAGACTCGGCTGAAGTTGTTATCCATGGGGTAATAGGCGGGTCTTTCTTTGATTTTTTGGGCGAATCCAACAGCGGTCAGGATATCGCAAAAGAAATTAGAGAGATTACAGCATCGGAAATACAAGTCAGTATTAGCTCTGACGGTGGTAACGTCTATGACGGGCTGCTAATTTACAATACGCTGCTTAAACATAAAGCGAAAGTTCGCACAAGGGTAGATTCCCATGCTTTTTCGATTGCTTCTGTAATTTTAATGGCCGGGGATACGGTAGAACTGCCAGCAGCATCAAACTTGATGATCCATAACCCGAGCGTGGGGGTTAATGGCGATGCATCTGACCATTTAAAGGTGGCAGGAGCATTGGAAAAAATAAAAAGCTCCATAGTTGAAGCATATGTATCAAGAACAGGGAAGTCAGCGGCGGAAATTTCCGAAATGATGGACAAGGAAACATGGTTCACGGCACAAGAAGCTCTCAATGCTGGGTTCGCAACAACAGTTATAAAGACCATGAAGAGCAAGCCTGTAGATGTGTCAAATTTTACAAACATGGGTTATAAAAATGTTCCAAAACGATTCTTAAACAACATTAAAGAAATAAAAGGTGAAAAGGAGGAGGTACGAAATATGGATTTAAAGGAATTTAAAAACGCCCATAGCGAATTATATGCGGAGATTTTCGCTAATGGAATTAAGAAGGGTACGGACGAAGGCTTAACTAAATCTCAGCCGGAGATTGTGGCGTCGGCCACGGCCACCGAGACAGCAAGAATAAAAGAGGTTGAGGCTCAATGCCTTGTTGGTCATGAAGATATGATTAACGTCATGAAGTATGACGGGAAAACTACAGGGGCGATGGCCGCAACGGCAGTGGTGAAAGCTGAAAAGGCAATAGCGGCAGACGTGCAGGCGAAATTAATCAAGGATGCTGGGGCCTCTGCGAAAAATGAACCGGATGCCGTGGCTGAGATTCCTGATGGCGTAGAGAAATGGACAAAAGATTTTGGAAAAAGCTCTAAACTCAAAGATGAGTTTGGGAAAATTGATTTTTACCTTTCCTATATGAACGGATTGGCAAGTGGCCGTGTGAAAAGTTACAAAGGAGGTAACTAACAATGACTACATTGGCAAAGAATACACCGCCTGTATTTGACTTGGGCGATATTAATGACCTGCCTGTAATAGCTTCAGATATTATTTATCAGGGCTCTGCAGTGGGAGACAATGCAAGTGGCTACATGAGACCGCTTGTATCAGGAGACAAATTCAGAGGCTTCTGCCTTGACGAGGCCGACAACGCTGATGGTTCCGCCGGCGATATAAACGTTCACATCCAAACAAAAGGCAAAATTAAGCTTTCTGTTACAAGCCTTGCAATCACAGATGTAGGTAGACCTGTTTACGCATCTGACGATGCCGCATTTGCTCTCACAGGGATTGGATCCTTCGTTGGGCACATACATAGATATGTGAGCGCTGGTGTTGGTATTATTAAGTTTGACGCAAATGAGGATGAAACGGACGTAATCGTTTGTTTCCCTATTACACTTTCAAGCCTGGCAGATGGTGACATTATTTCAGGATTTACTCCGGGCTTTAACGGTAGAATCAAGGCTTTAGATTTTACAACTAATGTTCCGGCTTCGACCGCAAGTAAATTGTCTACTCTCAATGCTGAGATCGGGACGGCTGACATCACCGGCGGTACAGTTGAGTTAACAACGGCTGCTTGTGACACTCTCGGCGAAAAGGTTACAGGCGCAGCAATCACGGCAGGGGCGGGGTTTAAAGATACCGATACAATCTCAATTGAAGCAAGCAGCACTACGTCATTTGTCGAAGGTACTGGCGTATTGCTCTTAACTTTAGGCAAATAGGAGGAAAATAAAAGAATGAAAATATCTGAACGACAGATTGTAGGCATGATACTCGCCGGAATACCTGAAGTTACCGACAAGGGTTGGGTCGGGGCGCTGGGCATGGAAATGAGCTCTGACCAAGCAAGTGAGGAATATGCGTGGCTTGGGGCAAGTCCCGCAATGCGTGAGTGGATCGGCGGCAGAAATGCAAAGGGTTTTGTTGAGAATTCTTTTTCAATCAGAAACAAGAAATTTGAAGCGACAATGGAAGTCTGTTTCAATTCCATTCTGGTCTGATTAAAAGGT